GTATCTTCTACATTAGTTTTCTTTTTCATACAGTCTCCATAAAGTATATATTTTTTAATTCAGGTGTGGTATCTAAAAAATTAGGTAAATCTATGCTTTCTGTTTTGCATTGAATCATAGGTACTTCGTGGCAATCTTTTATAAGATAACCTAAAGGATCTAAATCATCATTAAACACTGAATTGTTTTGTACTTTAAAATCAAATTTCCAATAATAAAAATTTTTTATGTTTTTGTCTATTAAAAATCCAAATGCAGATGTGTCTGTATTGTCTTCTATTCTGTGAGGGTAATGTAATATTTCTGGGTTGCCTCGTAAACTTATACACTGTAATATAGTGTCAAAGTTTGCTTGTGAATTTCTTTGAATGTTCCATAACTCAACATTATCTCCCACAGGCTTTGATCTGTTGAGAACATTAGTATGAGTAATGTCAAACAATGTAAAACAAGTTATGGTTTTCATAGTACTATTTAGTAGCCAAAAAAAAGCCTCTAATAAAAGAGGCTTTTTAATTCTTTAACTAAAAACTTAGTTAGTGAATGTTGCTGAAGCAGTAACTGTAGACGTTCCACCTGTAGCCGCATCGATTGCTGAAGCCAAAGTAGTTGTGTCCCAAGCACCAGTAGGATATACTGCGATTGCTAAGTTATCTGTTGCATCATTAGTGAACTCATAGATGTAAACAACTGCTTTTTGCTGAATTGTTAACATAGAGATGTTTGCTAATGTAGTGTTAGCCGCGATATCTGCTAATTCGATATCAAAGAAGTCTAACTTAGGTCCTTGAGGCTGAACTGTGCTGCCTGAAGAAACTGCGTTTACTCCTGGGTTTGAGTATCCAGTTGCGTCTAAACGTAATACTGGATAAAAGTCACCATTTGCTCTTGTAAATTGTGCCATTTTTCTATTCCTTTTTTGTAAGACTCGTTCCGAGTCTGTAATATTTGTTGTCCCTCACCATGAGGTTCATACTAATATTTAGTCCTTTGTAAGAAAAATGCGGTAATATATTACTTTGCGGCTAGATTTTGAGCAGAAAAGCCCATTCGATTGACAAACTTAAGTCCGTTAGCAACGAACCCTTCATGTGTTTCACTGCCATCATCTAAGTATCCTTTAACAGGACTAGACTCTGCGGCTTTGTCTAATTGATCTACAATGTTTTGTTTTAGATTGTACAATGCTATCCAAATCTTAAATGCACCCATTACACCCTCTTTGTGAGTATTGAAATGATTAGTGATCTTTTGTCTCATTGAATCAGTCATTGGACGTTGCTCTACAAATTGTATAAAATCATTATACAAGTTTGATAAGTCTTTTGATACAATCTTTTTGTTGATGAATACAGTGAACAAAGAGTTAAATGCGTTACGTGCCTGCGGTGCTGAGTTCATAAGAATTCTTACATCATCACCATGCTGTGCAATTGCTGTTTCTGCTTGTGACTTTAACTTAGTAGGCATCTTTATCTTTGGTGTGATCGGCATTTTACTAGGTACAATTGCTACATCACTGTTGTTATGTAAGTTGCCAATTGTACCGTCTAATGATGATGACTCATCTGTTGTTTCTGCATTGACTGGGATAAATGTATGTACACCTATGCCAGCAGTTTTACCACTTAGCATGTGCCCAACTTCACTGTCTGCTTTAACTTTATATGCGATGCCGTTTGGATTCATTTTAAATGAATAATAACCATCTTGGTCTTGTAATGGCTTAGCAAACAACAAGTCTCCCCAATAATACCCTAATGTCCCTCTGTCTGCTTTGTCTAAGCCGTCCCAAATACTATCGATGATGTTGTACAAGTCTCCTCGATCAACACCTCTGTTCTTATCATACTGTCTAAATTCTTGTGGAGAAAAGACTTGTCTACCTGTACCGTCTTTCTTATTAAACATATGTTTATCCATGATAGAAAATCTACCTTTCTGATCACGTCCAAATATAAGAGCAGGATAACCGTCCCACTTAATTGTAATTGTACCGGGTGTTGCAATAGTTTTTTCCATTGCACTGATTGCTTGTTTGGCTCCTTCAACATCTCCCAAAAATACTAAATCTTCTGGATGATCCAAGTGCCCTTTTGCTTCAACTAAATTAATTTTTTCTAATGTACGTAAAGTATTAGATAATGATTCACTGAGGTTCATTGTTACCTCGTTTGCAGTGATGGTATTTTTTCTGCTCTAATTGCTGATTGAGTTTTAGATTCTTTAACAGGAGCCGCTGCCTGGTCAGCACCGCCTGGTGTTTCGGGTGCTTTCTTATAGAAAGGTTTAGGGTCCATCGCATACATTTTTGAAAACTTCTGTTGATCACCTGCTGGTAACGCAGTACCAGTAGAATTAACCCACTGTTTTCCGTTATAATAGGTTTCTTTTCCGCCTGCATCTTTAATTGCTATGCCTGCAGGTACAGGTTTCTGTATTTGTGGTTCTTTTGATTTTAGTTCAGGTTGTTTTGCACCTTGTGCTTGTATTGATTTTTGTATTACTTCTGCACCTGGTGCATTCTTTGCTCCTGCGGGTGTAACACCCACTGTAGAAGTTGCCGCCCAAGCGCCGTCGGCTAACTGTTGTAAGATAGTTCTATCTATGTTTGGTTTCTGTGGATTCTTTGAATTGTTGTAAGACTGTTCAAGGTTATTAATAATGTTGTACAATACATCTTTACTTTTTGTATAGTCTACATTCTGCATCCACTGTCCTAACCAGTCTCTGATAAAAACGTGGAATTCTCTACCACCTGCTTGTTCTACATCTGTATTTTCAATGATGCTTTCTAAGATGTTATTCATATTCTCATATTGAATATCTTTGCCTTGTCTCTTATATGCAGGTTCATCATAGTTAACGTTAGAATCTAACTCTGCACCTTGAGGTTCTGCTTTAGGATCCGTGTTGCCTGTTGGGGCACCTAATGGTGGATTGATTAATCCAGATTTGACTCCTGAGTCGATTGTGCTTAAGATATCACTAATAAAATCTTGGACAAACAATTTGTATGCCAATCTATCTTGTCTAGTTAGACCACCACCGATACCTATCGTAGGTTGCTTAACAGTTGGTCCACCTGTTCCACCAACAGACTTGCCACGGTCGGCTTTGTTGCCGAACATCCAGTCGCCTAATTTATTTTCATTGATAATGACTTCATTGAACTTCATTAATATTTATCCTTGATACTTTTTAATCGTTTTTGAAAAACGATTCTTGTCTCTTCCTCGGATAGCACTTAGCAATTTCTTTTCTAGTTGTTCAGCCTGAACATCATCGTAGTTACGTTGTATAAACTCAATTAAGTTTACTGCACTAGTGATGATATTGTTTCCGCGAGATTCAACAATATGGGGAATATCTCGGTTGCTACCGAAATTCTCTAGTTCTTCTAAAAGGCTTTTAGTTTTTTTCTGCATAAGTATAATTCCTTACTACTATTTAGTCAATCATGACCATTTTGGATATTATTTGTCTTTAAGAGTATTAAGTAAAGACTTGAGTTTAGTGCTTTGAACATCACCTGTCACTTTCTTTTGTTCAGGCTCTACTTGTTCATCTACTATTACATTTGTTTGCCCTACTTGTGATGTTGTTTTAAACTTATCCATGATTGATTGTGCAGATGGTTGCGATGCATTATGCGTTGGTGCATTAGTACCTGGGTCTGTAATACGCAATGTCTCAATATCAAATGCTAATTCGACTTTTTGTCCTACTCCTGAACTTGATCTTGTCTTCATCAATTGAATCTGATACTGTCCACGTTCTCTCATGCTACGTGATGTAAAGATACCGAATACATTGTCTGCTGTATTAATCTTACTGATACCACCTGAGATATGACTGTGATCAAATTCTATTTCTTCGACAGCACTTCTGTTTAACTGTGATGCAGTTACAAAGATTATATCTAATTCTTTTGCCAAGTTACGCAATTCTTCTGATACATACTTGTCTTTGACAAACAAGTCACTAGGACTTACTTTAGCACTTACAGGCATTAACAAATCCAAATAGTCAACACACATAAAGTCTAGTTTCTTGCCTGTTTGTATTTGCAATTCTCTTGTGTATGCTCTCAAATCATTGACTGTAGACTGTGCCGGCATGTATTTAATTTGAAAGTTACCAGATGCTTTTTGCTTCATCTTAACTTTCATTTCAACATTATCTAAATCTCTAAACACTTCTTTAGCCTTAGTATCAGTTAACATAGAATCGATACGCATTGCTGATAGTTCTTCACTTAACTCTAATGTAATGTATATACCTGATAAGCCTTGCTCTACCCAGTTGACAGATAGATTTTGCATGAACAATGATTTACCTGAACCCGAACCCCCTGCAAAGATTTGCAATTCACCTTTGTTAAAACCACCATAGAGTTTTTGATCTAAACAAGGCCAGCCTGTAGATGCTTGACCATTACTAGATTTGAGATGCATAAGACGAGCCCTAGGATCTTCAAAGTAATCGATACCTAAGTCTCTTTGTAATGATATTTGTACAGCATCTTTGATTAACTTTTCGACAGGATCATAGTCACCTTTCTCTAACAAGTCTGCTGATGCCATGATTGCTCTTTCTAATTCTTGTCTACGAGTAAAAGATTCAAACTCATTCATAAACCATTCATAATGACCATCGTCTAAATCTTCAACAGGATTGATTGTTTCCCCTGTTGTTGCTTTGATTTGTGTTGAGTCAGGCAATACTTTGTAACTGTCTGAATGTTCTCTCATAAATTCTGCGACAGGTCTTAATCTCCTGTCGAAATTCTCGGAATTGAATATATTAGTAACTCTAACAAACAACTCTGCGTTTGTTATCATCATTCGTAAGAACAATTCTTGTACGTCTGCGTTAAATTCTTTTAGCAATCTTATTCCTCATAACTTCTATTTTAATTTTACTGTTTGTAGCGGAGTCTAATATACTTAGTAGTGTATTCAAACGTCCATATTTAATTACTGCATCATTTGCATCTTTGACATCTTCTGACCAGTTAGGTAATGCCACATCATAGCCTAGTTCTAATGCTCTTTCACAGATACCTAATCCTGTTTTGTCCTGATCAGGAACAACGATAACACGTTTACCCAATTTGTTAATTACAGCAACTTGATTGTCATTAATCGTATCATGTGTTAATGCTAATCCATTCATAGATATTGCATCAAAGATACCTTCAAACACTAAGACAACTTCCCACTCATCTTTTTGTAAGTCTGTACCAAACACATATCCCGGCTGTTGATCATTGATGAACTTAGGATTTCTATCATCCATGAATCTAATTGTACTACCAACTACTTTGTTTTCATATGTATATGGGATAACAATACCCTGTGCTTGTCTACCCTCTGCATTAGGATTAACCATAAAAGGATAATCGTTGTGTGCTAATCCTCTGTTGTTTAAGTAATCAATATACACTTGATGATCTTTGTTTGCAGTGTAAATTAATTCTCCTTCTGGCATTTCTTGTTCTTTAAACTTGGGTAACTTGTTTTGTTTCTTTTTATGCAGAATAGAATCTAGCAAATCTTTATGTTGAATTGAATGTAATGACCACTTGTTAATATCTGTATCTGGCATGTTACACCATGATAAGAATGAACGAGTTCTTCTACTGATTGCTCTACCTAATTTAAAGCCGCACTTAAAGCCACAGTTGAAACAATGATAGTTCCAATCATCACCGTCTGCTTTGACACCACCACGCATTCTTTTGTCAGGGTTGTGTCCATTGTGCTGACAACAAGGAGCATTAAATGACGTCCAGCCACTTTGCGTCTGCTTCTTTTTGCCAGGGATAACCGTAAGTATATCAAACATATCTGATATTATATACGAAAGAGTGTGTTAAAACAAGTAAACAGGGTAACTTATCTAGCCAAAATAGTAACTATGTTGCCCACATTAGATTCAAACTTAAGTTTAATAAATGGATGATAACCATTAATAGTATAACCAAGAGTTCCTGATTCACTAGAGCCGTTAGCGGCATTACCATATTGATATGAATCGATATCATAAAAACCGTCATCAACAAGAGTAGAACCTTGTATAGTTAAGTTGCCTACATAGTTTGCATAGTCGATTGAAGTAGTCAATATAGGATTATCTTGTGTATTAATAATACTTGAATAATATGTTACTGACTCTGAATTTGCATTTGCATTTGATTCAGGAAATGTTTGATCAGAAGGCACAGTAACTGTTTGCGATGGTACAAAAGAAGGTAGAACTGAATCTACAATATTTAAATCTCCTCTTGCTCCTGCTTTAGAATCTACAAAGACAGGTAAATTATAATTCCCACTTGGCCATTCTAATGAGTAATAACATTTTTGTGATTCAATGTTTTCAATTTCAGCCGCTGTAGTGTTTAGTTGAAAAATACCATTGACATCTAATACAGGTGTTAACGCCTTTCTGAAAAGGATTTCGGTACCATCTGAGTTAAGGGCTCTAAATGATATCTGTTGATTTGCTGTAGCAATAGATGATAGATCAACTGGCTTCTGTTCCTGATTCAGAAATTGAAACTGCAATTGATTGTCAACACCTTTGTTTAACGTTAATGGCTTTGAATAGACTGGCATATATTTCCTCGGGCTTGTGCCTGACAAAACCACAACGATTTGTCTGACTGTATATGTATATACTGATGTAGTGTAAGACACAAATTTTAATCTCCTATAGAATATATTTATCTCTCTGTTCGTTTACCAAGAAATTTGACCATTTTTTTGAGGCATATAAATACAATACAGATATGACAGATTCAAAAAAACCAATAGACTTTTTCGTAAAACTCACAGAGACACACCCCTTTGTTTCGGTGCT